TTACATTCTTGAAATCCTTTAATAAGAAAATCTAAATTTTTACGTTTATCAGCCATATTACCAATTGTATAAAATATATATTTATTTGTATTAAGCATTCGTTTTAGTTTTCTTCTAATTTGATTATTTTTCCAAGGTACTACAGGAACAAAATGAGGTAAAAATTTAATATCATTTTTAATTACTTTTTTAAAAATATTAATACAGTATAAACTTGGAGCAAGAATATGTTTAAACATTGAGGCCCATCTAATTAATATTTCAGGAACTTCTTCGGTTTCCCATACAAGCATACATGTTGAATTTTTATAATGTTGAGTTAATGCGTGAATATGAGGAAGTACATCATGAATAGGTGCGAGATTAACAAATAATGCATCTGCTTGAGGAAATTCAATTGATTTTTTAACCTGAGTCTTTTCGTTAACATCATAAAAGTATTCAACAAATTCTTTGTATATAATTTGATGACCTAAACTAGTTAGTATATCCATATATTTGAGAGAGGCCTGGCCAAGTCCAGTGCAAGGATGATTATAAATGACAAATATCTTCATTTATAATCAAATCAATAAATCTATAAATATGTTTACTAAAAACTAGAATCAGAATCAGAATCAGAATCAGAATCTTTTCGGACTGTTAAATTTTTAGAATGTGAAGACGCAGAAAACTCACTATCAGATATATGACACATATCAAATTCAGATTCACTAGATTGTGAATCTGACATATTAAACATAATATATTCAGATTCATTTGAATCATATTCAGATTCATTTGAATCATATTCGGATGGAGATTTTGATTCGCAATCCGAATCACTACTTACATCAAATCTTACTTTTTTATAGATTATTGGTATATATAAATTATTATCTCTCTCTTTATTTATAACTTTACTAGTTATGTTCGTAATAATGTTATTTATAAATTGTTGAGAAAATGCATTTATTTGTTGTTTTCTACGTCTATTCATGCAAATAATTGCTACTTTTCTAATTCTTTGTTTTTGTTTTTTTACACATTCAATGCATCGTAAATTCATATGTAAATTGCCTTTAAAATTACATTTATTACATGTCCAATATAAATAGTTCATTTTATTATATCATATGATAATTTAAATATATTTATCTTTAATATAAAAATGGACAATGAAGAAATTATAAGTAAACTTAAATTTTTGTCAAAAGTGCAAAAATGTGAAAAAATAAATGTTAATGGATTATTTGTACAATTAGATGGATTAAAAACAACTGTTTCGCGAACAATATGGAATCCAGATTCTCGTCAAAATACATTAACATTTATTGAAAGTACAATAAATAAATCGTGTACATTAATAGATTTGTATTTACGTTCAGAAAAATCATCTGAAGTACAGATGGGTAAAAATATATTAAAAGATTTGAATGATTCAAAAGTTGGAATAGCAAATTTAAAACATACTTATAGTGATGATGTTATGTTTTGTTCTAAAATAGATACTTTTTTACAAATAATAGATGCAAAAATAGTAGAATTACAAGGTAAATATTATATATTATTTCAAGATGATGATGATGATGATGATGCATCGGGTAATTCAAACGAAACAGTAGTAACAAGATTAGATAATTCTGAATAATGTATTTTTAAAAAATTATTTAATATTATAAAATGATTGATAGTATTACATTTAATATTTTTACTTACATTATATGTATTATTAGTGTATATTTAGTTGATTTGTCATCACAGTATTTATTTTATAAATATAAGAGACCATATATTAGATCTTTAACAGCGTCTACTAGATGGTTTTTTATTCATATTATAACTAATTTTTTAGTTATGTATCTTACATTTTCAGGATCAATTGAATGTTTAAAAAATATAACTATATGCGATAAAACGCATTTATATAATAATCAAAATACAATTGTATTTAAAATTGCAAAGATCAGTCATCTATATCATTTATTTTTATTTAAAATATCTCAAGATGAGTTGCTTCATCATTTAATAATGTGTGTGATATCAGCTCCTATTGTTTACACATATAATTATACGCTAATTATATACCCAGCACTATTTATATTAACTGGACTTCCAGGTTTTATTAATTATACTAATTTATTTCTAGTAAAATTGGGTTATATGAAATCAAGTCATCAAAAAATAATATATTTTTATATTGATCTATTTTTTAGAGCACCTATGTGTTCATACATAGGATTTTCACAAATTATATATAATAACGCATCTAACGATATTGAATATATGTTTAGATTATTTTTAGGATTATGTATAGTATGGAATGGACAGTACTTTTTATATTTAACTATAAAAGACTGTTTAAATAAAAGAATTTTATAAAAATGATTTAATATTTATTTTGGATAATAAATATTAAATGGGTATTAATAATTTACATAAATTTCTTAAAAAACATTGTGAAAATGTTTATAAAGAAACACATATATCAAAGTACGCTTTTAAAAAAATAGCAATAGACACTAGTTTATATATGTACAAATATAAGGCATGTTTTGGAGATGGTTGGCTAACTGCATTTATAAATTTAGTTGCTATACTACGAAAAAATAATATTCATTGTATTTTTATTTATGACAATGGATGTCCTCCTGAAAAAATACAAGAAAGACAAGAGAGAAATGCTAATAAAGAAAAACTTGAAGACAAAGCTGGTGAAATACAAAGAGATATAGATTTATTTTACCAAACAAATGAAATTACACCTTTACTTAAGTCTATATCTCAAAAAGATACACCAGATAAAGTAAAAAGACTATTATCGGGAAATAAATTTAACATTACAGATATTGAAAAATATTTGAAAAAAGTTAAATCACAGATTATATATGTCAGTGAAAATGATTTTAAAATAACAAGAGATTTATTCGATATATTGGGTATTCCATATGCAAATGCTGTATTAGAAGCTGAAAAAACATGTGCTCAATTATGTTATGAAGGTAAAGTGGATGCAGTTTTATCAGAAGATACAGATGTTTTAGCATATAACACACCTGTATTTTTGACAAAATTTAATAGTTCATCTGATACATGTTGTGAAATAAACATTAAAGAAATATTAGAAACAATTGATATGACATATGAACAATTTAGAGATCTATGTATTATGTGCGGGACAGATTATAATAAAAATATTTTTAGAGTAGGACCTGAAAAAGCATATGATTGTTTAATAGAAAATGGTTCAATAGAAGCTATTAAAGAAAATCATCCAGAAGTTGATATTAGTGTATTAAAACATATTAGAGTTAGGGAACTATTTTCATTTACAGATGAATGTAATATTGAAGTTAAATATTGTAAAGAACCTAATTATGAAAAACTTGAAGAATTTGTGTTTAAAAACAATTGTAGAGTAAAAATGGAACGTTTGAGAGAATGTTTTAGTCCAAGTAAACTTATTTTTGAAGATTAAATTTTAATTATTATACTAAATAATTAAAATCACATGTTTTCCAGATTTTTTTTTTTAATTTTTATTATTTTTTTAAATATAAAGTTTAAACAGGTTAAAATTTTAAAAAAGACTTAAAGACCTACGGATTATATATAACAAACAAACATGCCTTCCAAAACTAAATCAAGCAAATCGAAGAGTGATAAATCGTCTAAAAAGACGAAAAAATCCTCTTCTACCAAAATAAAATCTAGTTCTAGTGAATCTAAACAAGCTGCAGTTAGAACTGAATCTGAAGTTGTAGAAGAAATTGTTGAAGCAGTTCCTGAAACGACTGACGAACAGTCTACAAACGATACTGATGTTAAACGTAGAACTAGACGCGTAATTGACCGTGAAAGTATCTTACGTGATTTTGATACTGTTCTTAAAGCAATTGACGATGAAGTTCAAGATCTTCGTTCATCTGATACCAAATCAAGAAAAACAACAGGTGTTAAATTTCTTAGAAGTACCAGCAAAACCCTTAGAACACTTCGTAACGATGCATCCCGTATTATCAAACAAAGAAAACCATCAACTCGTCCTAGAAATACGACCTCTGGTTTCATGAAACCAGTTGGTCTTAGCAAAGAGATGTGCAAATTTACGGGATGGGAAAAAGATTGTCCTAAATCTCGCGTAGATGTAACTAAATTTATCTGCAAATACATTAGAGAGAAAGAACTTCAAAACCCATCTGACAGAAGAATTATTCTTCCTGACGATAAACTCAAAAAACTTTTGAGCATTGATGGTTCTGAATCTGATCCACTTACTTACTACAGCCTTCAGAAAAAGATTCAACATCATTTTAATAAAGACGAAAAGTAAGACTATTTAACGATTAATGATTAATGATTAATGATTAATGATTAATAATTTATAAATATAAATTATTAAATATAATATTTAATAATATAAATGGATAAAAGAGACACCCGAGTTTACAAAAAACTCAAGAGGAGAAAATTTACAAGGGAATATGTACCAATCCCTCCTATAGAAAACTTAACATCTCTTATTGAAATTGCACAGACTAATATCCGTTATAGTAATATTGACATTGATGTGTTATGGAATATATTGCCGGAATTACAAGAATTACAAGAATTAATTGGAATGTCAAAATTGAAAGAAACATTATTTTATCAGATTATATATTATCTACAAGGATTGCACATAATGAGTCCAAATGAATACTTACATACTGTTATACTTGGTCCTCCTGGTTGCGGAAAAACAACAGTCGCTAAAATTATTGGAGAACTATATAAAAAAATGAAAATATTATCAAAAGATGGTAAATTTATAATTGCTAAAAGAGAAGATTTTGTAGGAGAGTATCTAGGACAAACTGCTATGAAAACTAAAAGATTATTAACATCATGTATCGGCGGTGTATTATTTATTGATGAAGCATATGCACTTGGTCCTGGACAAAGAGATCGAGATTCATTTTCAAAAGAAGCAATTGATACATTAAATGCATTTTTATCTGAAAATAAAGATAATTTTTGTTGTATTATCGCAGGATACGAAGAAGAAATTAAAAAATGTTTCTTTTCTGTTAATGCTGGATTAGAAAGACGTTTTCAATGGATCCATAATATAAATAAATATAATGAGCGTGATTTAGGAGAAATATTAATTAAGATGATTAATGATAATAATTGGAATAATATAGTAGAACTAGATGAAATAATTAAAATTATTAAAGATAATAAAGAATTATTTTTAAATTCAGGAGGAGATGTTGAAAATTTTTTATCCAAATCAAAATTATGTCATGCGAAAAGAGTATTTTCATTAGATAAAAAATATAAATTAACATTAACTAGAGATGATTTTTTAGCGGCAATAGAAATGATGAAAGAAAATAAATTAAATAAAGAAGATGAATTTACCAAAGTACCATTTGCAATGTATACATAATATAATAATATTAATTATTATATTATTAATTAATGACAGTGTTTATATTCAGAACGTTTTTTATCAATTTCTATAAATACTGGATGTAGATGGTCAACTTCAAATCCTTTTACTTCTCCAAATTGAATATAGTATGTTTCTGATATTTTTATAAAAAGATCAAACCATTTCCAACATGACATTTTAAATTTATCATCTAATTTATTAGATAAGTAAATATTTTTAAATAATTGATATACATGAGTTATAAATTTATTACTTTCTCCATATCCTTTTAATGATAAATTATCATATTTACTAAAAAATCCATCGTATCTTTTTTCAATATCTTTTTTTTCTATTAAAATTTTTGATATAAATAATCCCATAATTTCTTCTAATGACATATTATTATCAAGAAATTTTTGCATAATTTTCACTTCAGCAGGTGCATCATTATTAGGAAAATTTTTAATTACATATTGAAAAAATTTTGAGATTGCATTTTTTAATTTTTGAAGTAAAACTATTTGTTCGCTCATTTTATTATATATTAACATCCTTTAAATTTTTTCTAATTTTGCTATGCAATCATAATTATTATTTATATATCTGACATCCGTTAATTTTACGGTTATTTTTTGTTGTTGTCTGAATTTTTTTTTTGTTTTTTTATGTATAAAAGTTCTATTATTTTGATCAAAAGTATAATCAGTTAATGTACTTTT